AGACTCTCAGAAGTTCTCCAACATATCTCAACACTTTATGAGTTTTAAGAATAAAGCGTTGGATTGGTTTGGTGGAGATAAGTGTGGTTGGGTAAGTAATGCAGAAAGAGAGAAGCTACGTGCAGCCGATCCTATTGCTTATGCTACTGCATCTAAAGCTAAGTTAAGTAGAAACCTGTTTGGTTTGATACGTATGGATAAACCTGTTGCTGCCTCTGGTGAAAAGGTAGAGATTGATGAGGTTCCATTTAGAATTAAGCTAGGCCCATCTAACTTTTTTGAGATTGGTAAATTACTACCAATGATTAAGAAGCAGTATCAAATGGAGCCATTCAACTGTGACATAAAGATTGGTTATGAGTTGAAGAAAGCAGGTTCTAATAAGTACTTTGTACTGAAGTATACTCCTATAGTCAGTGAACGTAAGGCACTGAACGATACTACAAGAGGATACCTACAAGACTTTGCTGATCTTATCACTATGGAAAATGAACAAGTCGTTGATAAGATGAGAGAAAATATGGTTCCAAGTGAGGTAAAAACTGACTTAGATGTAGGTGCAACCATTGACGATGAGATCCCATTCTAGGATGGATCTACAAACAACTATTGATTCTTACCTAGCAGGTGATCCTAAGATTCCAGATGACATAGTTTTTAGAGCTAGTCAAATGTTTAACAATAAGCTAGGTAAGTTCAACTTCAGGAGAAAGGGGGGAGCTAAACTTCCCTCTATGTCTCAGGTAGGTAAACCATTCTGTCAGTTACATGCAGAGAAACTAGGTTGGCCTAAAGCACCTGAGTCAAATTCATTTCGTATAAAGATGTTATATGGCGATATGACTGAAGTTATTGCTGTTGCTATCCTACTGGCAGCAGGAGTAGAAATAGTAGACTTAAATAAAAGAGTAGGATATAAGACTCCTGATGGAGATTACATTAATGGAGAGTTAGACTTAGTTATCAGAGATGGTAACGGTTTCTCTTTGTGGGATATTAAAAGTGCATCGAGGTTTGCCTTTGAAAAGAAGTTCGCTTCTTACGAGGCATTGAAACAAAATGATGACTTTGGTTACTGCTCACAGTTGTTTGGTTACACTAAAGCTGAACGAGAAGAGACTCCAGAGATAAAGGCAGGTGGTTGGATAGCAATCAACAAAGAAACAGGTGACATGAAGATAGTTCAAGCTGATCCTGATGATGAAGAAAGCTATACAAATAAGATAGAAGATACGATAACTCGATATAAAGAAGCTACGGAAGATAACTTTGTACGTGGATTTACTGATGAGGAAGAGTTCTTTTATCGTAAACCAACAGGTAATAGAAAATTAGGTATGACTTGCTCTTACTGTAGTTTTAGATACACTTGTTGGCCTGATCTAAAGTATGAACGCAACCCTAAATCAAAGTCAGCAAATGCCTACCACCACTACACGGTCTTCAAGTAGAATAAGTGTAGCGTCTGCGAAAGCCAAAGGACGCAAGCTTCAACAGTGGGTACGTAATTACCTTCAACAACATCTTAAAGGTGTCGAGGATGATGATATTACGTCAACTCCTGGTGGAGTTAATGGGCCTGATATAGGTCTTAGTCCTTTGGCACGTAGATTGTTTCCTTGGACAGTTGAATGCAAAGCAAGATCATCCTTTGCTGTATATGCTGCTTTGGAACAGGCTGAAACTAATATGATGAAAGCTACAAAACCAGTAGCAATATTAAAAGGTGATCGAAAACGTCCATTGGCATTGATGTATGCTGATGATTTTATGGAGTTAACTGTATGTCCGACAAAGAAGAAGAAATAGTACATGAAGTAATGCTACCTGATAATACCTATAGTGTATTCTGTACTTATGATCCAGAAAGAAACGAACTTCAAATATATGATGGGTCATTTAATTGTTCAGGTATGATGGAAGAGATAGGTATTACTATGAGAACAATGCTTGAAAATGTAGTTATTGAAGCACAGACTAGGTTAAAAGATGTAAACGTACAACCATTACAAAAGATAGAAAAAGTAAATGGTAATGTTGTTTATGCAAACTTTAATAAAAAGGTACACTAATGATTCCAAGAGAAGTGATACTAAAAAAAGCAAGTGAACTTATTACAGGAGATAGAGATAAGGAGTACGGAGATGCATTTACTAACTTCAATGATATAGCGCAAGGATGGAGCCTCATATTAAAAAAGCACGTAACCAGAGAAGATGTAGCATTATGCATGGCATGGGTTAAGATGGCAAGATTAGCTAAGAATCCTAATCATCAGGATAGTTGGGTTGATATAGCAGGTTATGCAGGTTTAGGAGGAGAGATAGGGTCAATGGATGCCTCAACTAAATTAGAAGCTGCCAGACAACAAGAGGTTCTTGCTAAAGTTGAAGCCGAAGTAGATTGGCAATTGTGAGATAATATGGTAGTATCTATTTATATAAACGCCCAGATAGATAGTGATGCCTGTTGGGTTCCTGTTGATGGTAAGGCAGGATTAGAGGAAGACATGAAGGAGTTAATATCATCTGCTGTTTCAGATGCTCTGGAAGGTATAGTCATAGATAATATAAAGGTAGTGGTAAACGATGTCATTTAAATCAAATATGAATCCAATGTTCAGATCCAAATTCTCTGAAGATATATTTAACTTAAAGTATGCTCATACTGGTTGCGATACGTGGGAGCAATTATCAAGAGTACTTGTAGAAGATGTATGTGGTAACTTACGTGCAGGTGAAGAAGCTCTGATGCGTAAAGAAGAACGTAAAGAACTACAGAAGTATATAACAGATCTCAAGTTTGTTCCTGGTGGTAGATATATTTACTATGCAGGGAGGGATAGAAGATTCTATAATAACTGTTTTCTATTATCTGCTGAAGAAGATACAAGAGAAGATTGGGCTAACCTTAGTTGGAAAGCAGAATCATGTTTGATGACAGGCGGTGGTATTGGAGTAGACTATTCTGTATATCGTGAGTCAGGTAGATCTCTAGGTGGATCTGGTGGACTAGCATCTGGCCCAATACCTAAGATGCAGATGATCAACTCTATAGGTGCTAATGTAATGCAGGGAGGATCACGTAGGTCTGCCATGTATGCGTCACTTAACTGGAAGCACAATGATATACCTAGCTTCTTAACTGCTAAGAACTGGGGTGATATGAATGTTGGTACTACAGGATTTACTTTTAAAGATATTAAAGAACAAGATTTTAACTTCCGCGCACCATTAGATATGACTAACATTAGTGTTAATTATGATACTGAATGGTTAATGAATTACTGGAAGACAGGCGATGTTGGGGAGGTGTTTATGAAGAATGTCGAACAGGCATTAACTTCTGCTGAACCAGGATTTAGCTTTAACTTCATGGAGAATGAAAAGGATACCTTGAGAAATGCTTGTACAGAAGTTACTTCTGCTGATGACAGTGATGTTTGTAATCTGGGCAGTGTCAATCTTGGACGCATTGATTCACTTCAAGAGCTTGCTAGAGTGGTTGAACTGGGTACTAAATTCTTAATCTGTGGTACACTTAGAGCAGAGCTACCTTATGCTAAAGTATATAAGGTTAGAGAGAAGAATAGAAGACTAGGTTTAGGTCTTATGGGTATGCATGAATGGCTAGTTAAAAGAGGAGATAAGTATGAAGTTACCCCAGAATTACACAAATGGTTGTCGATCTATAAAGGTGTCAGTGATAACATCTCTAAGGAATTTTCTGACGAGTTATCCATATCAAGACCAGTTGCGAACCGCGCTATCGCTCCTACTGGTTCTATTTCTATACTCGCTGGTAGCTCCAGTGGAATAGAGCCTATCTTTGCCGTAGCATATAAGCGTAGGTACTTAACAGGTGGTACTAAGTGGAAGTATCAGTATGTTGTAGACTCAGCAGCACAAGAGTTAATTGATATGTATGATGCTGATCCTGAAAAGATAGAATCTGCACTAGATCTTGCAGATGATTATGAAAGAAGGATTAAGTTTCAAGCTGATGTACAGGATTATGTAGATATGTCTATTAGCTCTACCATTAATCTACCTGCTTGGGGATCTAAATTTAATAATGAGGATACTGTAAGTGATTTTGCTAATACATTAGCATCATATGCACATAGACTACGTGGATTTACAGTGTATCCAGATGGTTGCCGTGGTGGTCAACCTCTTTCTGTAGTACCTTACAGTGAGGCAGTAGATAAGTTAGGAACAGAGTTTGAAGAAGCCGTTGAGACACATGATATCTGTGAAATTACCAACTCAGGAGGGGTTTGTGGCGTATAAAAGAAGATATCCTTTTCCTATGAGGGATATTATAGAACAAGGTAGGAACGGATTTAGGAGGAACAAAAACAATCCGTTTCCTCCTACTTCTGATAGAGCAAGGGAATGGCAACGAGGTTACAATAAGGAGTACTATAGATGCCTAGCCAACTTACGGCAAAACTCGTAGATTCTATGGGTACAGACCTTACTGTAGTTAATGCAGCTAGGGTTAGTTTTAATAAAGAATCAAAGTTCTCTGTATCAGAGATGGGTGTGTTTCTTAATTCAAAAGATCAGAAGTTATTAGACTTCCTTGCAAGAAATGATCACTTCACACCCTTTACACATTGCGTAATAACAATGCGAGAAAGAGTTCCTCTTTTTGTAGCTAGACAAAGGTTCAAACATACTATTGGGTTTAGCTACAATGAGATAAGTAGAAGGTATGTAGATGATCTTCCTGAGTTCTATGTGCCAGAAGAATGGAGAAAGAAAGCTGATGATAGGAAGCAAGGCTCATCAGATGAAATTGTAAATATAAATCCTGCTCACCTTATGATAGACGAATATATGCAGTCTATTAATAAAGCTAAGTGGACTTATATACATTTACTAGGTATGGACGTTTGTCCTGAACAAGCCAGAATGGTTCTACCTCAATCAACATACACTGAATACTATGTAACAGGATCATTATACGCTTGGGCTAGGGCATATAATTTACGCAGTGAATCTACTGCACAACAAGAGATACAAGATTTAGCAAGTCAATGGCATGACATTATATTACCATTGTTTCCTGAAAGTTGGATATCTCTAATAACTAACCTTAAAGGAGGTTAAGATGACTAAAATACTTACAGGAGGTTTAATTGGTTTATGTTTGTTTATGTTCAATGTTTCCGCATCGTACAGTCAAATACCAGAAAGATCAGGATGCAAAAGTTTGGAAGAGGCTAAGACGTATATTCAAGATAAACACGGAGAACAAATTGTATTCCGTGGGATCTCAGCCAGAGGACACGTAACATTTATATTTAATAATCCTACATCTGGAACTTGGACTGCTGCAATTGTACGTCCTGAGAACTCTCAATTACTATGTTGGGTAGATTCAGGGTTTACAGGTGAAGTTATGAAGAAAAAAGACGATATTAGATGGTAATTTAAGGCAAATCCTATGAGAGCAATTTTAAGCTAGGCTAGAGAGAATGTAGGTAAAATCTGGACACTACCTACCAGAGACATTGCTTACACCCTCTCCTGCCTCATCCTACGAGGTCATTTTTTTAAGAATTGAGTAAAAAATGTGGAAAGACCACAAAGGAATACAAATTATTACCAAGACCCCACTTTATACCGTTGATTGGTATATCAAGTGGGTATCAAGTATAATACTAATGATTTCTACAGTACTGACTGCTAATAACATCTTTCCATTAAACCTATATTTCCATTCAATAGGTATTGGTGGTTGGTTAATTGTAGGGATGTTATGGAATGATAGAGCATTGATGGTTATAAATGCGTTTGCTCTAGCTACACTACTGACAAGTTTATTCAGAATACACTTGACAATGTAGGGAGAATGTGATATGTACCATAAAGTAGTAGTAACAAAACCA